GAGGTTTTCCTCTCGCTCTATCAGGCGTACGGCATGTCCCCCAGTAGGGGCTATAACCGTGCTCCGCGCAGATGAAAAGCGAATCTGCGGCCTGTCCGACTAAATCGTCGGGTTGGTATCGCTTACCCTTCAGCAGTTCCTCATTGAGGCCAAGACTATGAAAAATGAAATCCTTATCATCAAACACGTTTCTTTTGTTTACTCTCTGTGGCTTGACACCCCAAATGGGCGTAAGGCTTCGGAAGAGAAATGCAGGGCCGTGTTCGAGGATCTCAAGTCTCGAGTCTCTGGTCTTGTCGCCGATATTGCCTCAAGCAAGAATTTTCACCTCTTGCTAAGCGATACTGGCGAACTCTACATTAAACCCAACTATGGATCGAACGAGCTAAATCTACTCGTCGACTCGTACGCGAGTGACACCTGGCACGAAGGTCTAGCGACCCCGGAGTCGGATGCACATGTAGAGGCGCTGGAATAATCAACCAGCATATATGAGGACGGGAAATTAATTCAAGGTACTTATGGGTACGAGAGATTACGACACTGCAATACGCGGTCTGGGCTACCAGGGTTATCCCAACCAGCAAAATCTGGCTGTGAACAACGCTAATGCCCGGAAAGCGTGGCGCAGTAGTAGTCCTCGTACGTTACGCCATAAGCCTACTGGTTGGATTGCTCCTTCCAGTTATTTCCTTGAAGAAGGGTCGTGGCAGTATCCCCGGGGCTCTATCGTGGAGTCGTCAGGATGGAGGTCAGATGGTTATCTTAACATCATCTCTCCGCTGGCGATGTTCCAAGAGGATTGTGCCCAATTGGGCATCCCGGGGAGCTTCCCTGCCAGTCTGGCTAATCGTGCCGTTCAGAACGTGAGGCTCAAAGTGAAGGACCAATCCTTCAATGTGGCCCAAGCGTTTGCCGAACGAGCGCAGACTGCGCAGCTGGTAGGTGGGTCTCTGCGTCGTATAGCGACGGCAGCGATGGACATCCGTAAAGGAAAATTCGAACGCGGCCTTAGCCGCCTCGGTTTCCGCTCGGCTGACGCCGCTGTTAAAACGTTGCCTGACGCAGTTCTCGCCTTCCAATATGGTGTTCGACCGTTGGCCCAAGATATTTATGGTGCCTGCGACGCCCTTGATAAGGCGGATCGTGGTGTATGGATTAACACCGCTCGGTCGAAGGTTCAGGAAGTGTACAGCCTCTCGCGACTTCGAGGTAATCCGAGTACGACTGGCTATGCCAGTGCGTTCGGCGAAGTCATGTTTGGGGCCTTTGCTCGCCTGGACACAGTACCAGGGAACCAAGCTCTAGCGAGCGCGGCTTCTCTGGGCCTTACTAACCCTGCATACCTTGCTTGGGAACTCGTTCCCTTCAGCTTCGTTGTCGATTGGGCGTATCCGCTGGGAGATTACTTTTCCCAGTTTGATGCGCTCGCTGGCGTCGAAGTCAAAGGTTACTCACTCTCGACCATAACAAGGGCGAAAGTGCGATATCAGGGACGCAATAACCCCGGGTTCCAGAATACCGTAAACTGGGATAGCTTTTATCGCAGAGTACGTCTGGACCGGACTGCGTCAATGACGGTTCCGTTTGCGAGACTGCCGAGTCTCAAGGACCCGTTCAACAGTAAGGACCACGTCCTAAATGGGCTTGCGCTTTTAGCAGCCGCGTTTAGATAACCTTAATCGTTTTATAAACCGAGGTAAGGCATATCTATGCCCAGTATCACCGCGCTCACCATCGCTGATGGTGCAACCACTCCTGTCAACCACACCTTCGCTGCCGCTTCTTGCGACAACGGAAAGGCTACCTTCTTCGACAAAGTCGGCGGCGTGCCGGCGGGTTATTCCCGTCTGGATCACGAAATTCGCTTGGCTAAGTCGGATAAGGGCGCTCACGCCGTCACGGTCGGGATTAATGTTCCGATCATGGCTACTGTGAACGGTGTGGTTACTCGAGTCCGAAACAGCTCTGCTCAGGTTCGCCTGAACTTTGCCCAAGACTCGACGGATCAGGAGCGTAAGGACTTGGTGGCTTATGTCATCAATGCCCTGAGCAACAGTACCGTGAAGCCCACGCTGTACAACATCGAACCGTTCTTCGGTTAATCACCGAGGTTTGAAGGAGTACGACGATGCCCACGGCATCTCTTGCTAAATCGCTCTCTAAGACCCCTTTGGGGCTTATCGCTATGAGGATCTTCCTATGGCTGGTTTCCGTCGCCGCCCTTCTGGGGCTGCTCTCGTTGCTTGTGCTCCGCCCCTCGCTCGTATCCACGAGCGAATCTTCCGGGCCCTCGACCTCGAACCCCTTGCGGGATGCGAGTTCGGACGGCCTGGCGGGAGCGGTCTGTTCGTTTCCGACCACGGACCCTTAAATGAAGTCGAGCGATTTGCTCTACCTTATTTTGGGAGCGAGTGGCTTTCTAAACTTGACGACGGTATGTCGTCAACTCAGAAAACTACGGAGACATGGGACCGTTTTAGAAAAGCGGAAGCGTCCTGTTTCGAAACAAACCAAAGACTCTCAAGAGAGTGGCGAAACTCGCCATTCTCGCGGGAAATTAATCTCGCGAGAAAAATAGTCTCGAGAGTCCTAGGTAAGTTTGATTGGGACCAAGCTGCGAGAGGTTTTCGGTGGAGCAAAGGTGCTACCACCAGACTGACCCGACGTGAGTCGGATGCAGCGCACAAATACAGCGGTACACCGCATGCAACAATCGGTAACGTCGCCCTCGCGAACGCTGTAATTGCGTTCAACCCGGCCTGGGCTCGAAGTATCGAGCCTGTGGACCCGGCTGAGGGGATCGGCTACGTGAAAGTCGTAGACGGTAACGACGTAGTCACTGTCCCGAAGAACTACAAGACGGACCGGACTATCGCGATCGAACCTGACATGAACATACATGTTCAGTTAGGCATCGGAGCGGTTATCCGTAGCAAACTTCGAGGAATCGGAGTCAACCTAGACGATCAAACCCGGAACCAGCGAATGGCCCACGTGGGGTCTTTTGCTGGCACTTTGGCGACGATCGATCTTAGCATGGCGAGTGACACAATCTCGCGAAGCGTGGTTGAGCTTTTAGTTCGTCCCGACTGGCTCGAGGCACTAGGGCAGTGCCGGAGTCCTTTTGGAGTTCTTCCTTCTGGTGAGAAAATATTTTACCAGAAGTACTCCTCTATGGGGAATGGGTACACGTTCGAGCTGGAGTCGCTTCTCTTTGCGGCTTTAGCTTTTGCGTAAGCCCACCACCAAGGAGAAGAGGTGACTCGTATTTGCGTGTATGGCGACGATATTATTGTCCCCAGCACAATGGCTTCTTCGTTCTGTGGCCTCCTTGAGTATCTCGGCTTTACGCCGAATGAGAAAAAGAGCTACTGGACGGGCAAGTTCCGAGAGAGTTGTGGTAAACACTACTACTCAGGGTACGACGTCACTCCTTTCTACGTCAAGCAAGCTCCAAAGAAGCTCATCGACCTGTTCAAGATTCATAACCAGCTCTGGCGGTTTTGTGACCGTGCAGAGTGGCTGTCTCCTGACAGGAAGAGGAAGCTCATGGAGGTCTGCTCATGGCTACGGGGTTATTCACCCGCTAGCTGGCGTAGGCCCTCTGTTGTTGATGGACTCGGTGATGGCGCTTTCGTCGGTTACTTTGACGAGGTCTGCCCCTCCAAGTCCCCTCGCGGATGGGACGGCTATGTATTTCATAGCATCGTCTCAGTTCCGGTTCCAGACGGTTCTTGCGAACTGCCTGGTCTGATGGTAAAGAGTCTAACCCGGATTGAACCCCGTGGTGAAACTCCTGCACATCCCACTCTTCTTGGTAAAGAACCAGAAGAGAACATCGGGGTGCTTCCCATAAAGAAGCAAAGGTACGTAGCTTCGACGATCTTCCAACCGTCGTCGGCGCTACGTAGACAGTGCACCGGCCTGCTTCACCCGCAAGGGTGACGGGCGATTTGGTCCAAACGTAACTGGACCTGGGTAGAGTCGGAC